CAGGCCGACTCCGAGACCTACCGCGACCGCGTCTGGGACTGGTGGACCTCCACCGCCTCCTCCCGCCTCGCACCCGGCGCCCCCGTCATCCTCATCCTCACCCGCTGGCATCACGCCGACCTCGCCGGCCGACTCCTCGAACAAGAAGACGGCGACCTGTGGGACGTCATCAACATCCCCGCCCAGGCCGACCACCGGCCCGAGAAGGGCCAGACCGACCCGCTCGGCCGCGCACCCGGCGAATACATGCTGTCCGCGAGGGGCCGCACCACCAGCCAGTGGGACGCCCGCAAGGTGCAGGCCGGCCCCCGAGACTGGGCCGCCCTCTACCAGGGCCGCCCCAGCCCCGAAGCCGGTGACCTGTTCCCCGCCGAATGGGCCACCTACGACACACCCCCCTGGGTCGAACGCGCGGACGGCACCAAGTGGGTGCCCGGCGAGGACGTCGAACTCATCCAGTCGTGGGACTTGACGTTCAAGGACACCAAGTCCAGCGACTACGTCGTCGGCCAGGTGTGGCTCCGCATCGGCGTCCACGCCTACCTCGTGGACCAGGTGCGGGCCCGCATGAACATCAACGCGACCCTCGCCGCGATCCGGGCCATGACACGGAAGTGGCCGCAGGCCGTCGCGAAGTTCGTCGAGGACAAGGCCAACGGCCCCGCAGTGATCACGCTCCTGTCCGGCCAGGTCCCCGGCCTCATCCCCGTCGAGCCCCGCGGCTCGAAGTACTCCCGCGCCGCCGCCGTGTCCCCGTTCGTGCACGCCCACAACGTGCACCTACCCACCCCCGAGATCCTGCCGAACGTGGCCGAGCTCCTGGAGGAAGCCCGCGGCTTCCCCAACGCCAGCCACGACGACACCATCGACGCCCTGTCCCAGGCCCTCGACCAGCTGCTCCTCCTGCCGATCCTCGACGAGGACGACCAGGTCACCAGCGACGAACTCCTCGAGGACGACCCGCACGGCTACCTCGCCACCTACTAGCGCACCCACGAGAGGGGGCCCACCACCATGCCCCTGTGGGACACACTCACCGGCCGGAAGGCGACCACCGAAGCCGACCAGTACCGCAACGAGATCGAGATCCTCCGCGAGTCCGTCGCCGACCTCGAGCTCGCGATGGACGACGCCGGGTGGCGGTCCCTCACCGCCGGCATGGACGAGGAGTTCTCCCGCGCCGGCCTGACCACCATCGCCCGCAACGCCCGCGTGTTCGCGATCGCCAACCCCCTCATCAAGCGGGGCCTGGCCGTCAGGCAGGCCTACGTGTTCGGGCAGGGCGTGGAGATCGCGGCCAGGGCGAACGGGCAGGAGGACGGCCAGCAGGACGTGAACGCCGTCATCCGCGCCTGGTGGCAGGACGAAGGGAACCAGGCGGCCGTGACCGGCAGCCAGGCCCAGGAGACCCTGGAGCGGGCCATCGGCACGGACGGCAACGTGTTCATCGCCTGCTTCACCAGCCCCCGCACGGGGTACGTGCAGATGCGCACCATCCTGTTCGACGAGGTCACGGACATCGTCACGAACCCCGTGGACGCGTCCGAGCCCTGGTTCTACAAGCGCGAGTGGTCCAGCCGCGGCCTGAACGAGCAGGGTCGCCTGGTCGACACGCGCCGCACCGAGTACTACCCGGCGCTCAGGTACCGGCCCGCCCGCCGCATCAAGTTCCTCGACGGCCACCCCGTCAACTGGGACAGCCCCGTCTACCACGTGCGGGTCGGCGGCCTGGCGGGCTGGAAGTTCGGCATCGGTGACGCCTACTCGGCACTCACGTGGGCGCGCGCCTACCGGGACTTCCTGGCCGACTGGGCGACCCTCGTGAAGTCCCTGTCGCAGTTCGCGTGGCGGGCCACCACGAAGGGCAGCAAGTCGCGGCGCCTGCGCCAGGCACTGTCCCGCCGGCCCGCCGGCCAGGCCCCGGCCGGGAACGACACGAACGCCGGCGCGACCGCGGTCATGGACCCGGAGGTCACGCTGGAGGCGATCCCGAAGACGGGCGCCACCATCGACTCCGAGTCCGGCCGGCCCCTGGCCACCATGGTGGCCGCCGCCCTCGACATACCGGTCACCACCCTCATGTCCGACCCCGGCCAGACAGGGGCCAGGGCGGTCGCTGAGACCCTGAACCTTCCGATGCGGCTGGCCATGCAGGCCCGCCAGGCTGTGTGGACGGCCGCCTACACGGCAATCGCCCGCTACGTGATTACGCAGGCCGTCCGCGCACCCCAGGGCCCCCTGGCGGGGTCGGTACGCCGCGACCCACTCACCGGGGCGGAGACGCTCGCCCTCGCTGGGGACACGAACGGGGACGACGACACGATCGAGGTCGTGTGGCCGGGACTGGACGAGACCCCGGCCGAGACGATCGTGGAAGCGATCTCGAAGGCCGACAGCACTGGCAAGATGCCGCCCGTCCAGACCCTGAAGCTGCTGCTCGCGGCGCTCGGCGTGCGGGACGCGGACGACATCGTCGCGGCCGCGACCGATGAGGACGGCAACTGGATCGACCCCACCGCGACGGCGGGGTCTGAGGCGGTCCGGGCGTGGCGTGAGGGCCGCGGCGCCGCTGGCGCCCCCTACACCGACCAGTAGGCGGGGGCCACGGTGGCTATCGGCCGGGGCGTCCTCGACATCGAGCAGGACCTGAACGACTTCCTGCGTGGCGTGGAGGACGCGCACACTCGCGCACTGGTGGCCTCGTGGGTGCTGGCCTGGGACCAGGTCGCCGCCGAGGTCGACGCCGCCGCGCTCGCACTCGCGCTGGCCGCGGACGGGGACACGATCAGCCCCTCCATGATCGGCCGGTCTGCACGCATGCAGGCCGCCCTCGAGGCCGTGTCCGGGTCGCTCGACCAGCTCGCCCTGGAGGCGGCGGACGGCGCTACGGGCCGCCTGCGGGTGGCAGTCGATGAGGCGATCGCCGCCGAGCAGGCCATGATCACGGCCCAGCTGCCCCCACGGGCGGCCGGCGGCGTACTCAGTACGACTCTGCACGCTGCCAGCAGCGTGCAGGTCACGGCCATGGTGCAGCGCGTCAGCGGGCAGATCACGTCCCGGCACCGGGAGATCAGCCCGGCAGCGACGGCCGCGATCCGCCGGGAATTGGCCCGCGGTATCGCGGTGGGCGACAACCCGCGCACCGCGGCCAGGAGGATGGTCCGCGGCATCGAGGACCAGTTCAACGGTGGCCTGACCAGGGCGATGACGATCGCCCGAACCGAGATGCTGGACGCGGCCCGCGAGGCCTCCCACGTCGTGGACCAGGCCAACAGGTCGACGCTCGCCGGCTGGGTGTGGGAAGCACACCTGGACCCCTCCACCTGCCGGTCCTGCATTGCGATGCACGGCACCCTGCACCCGGTTGATGAGCCTGGCCCGTATGACCACCCGAACGGGCGGTGTGCGCGGGTGCCGAAGACGAAGACGTGGGCCGAGCTCGGGTTCGAGGGCATCGACGAGCCACGGGACCTGCAGTCGGATGCGGACGCCTGGTTTGAGGGGCTGTCGGAGGAGCAGCAGCGGCGGATCCTCGGCGGGCGCGGCTACGAGCAGTGGCGGTCAGGGAACTGGCCCCGCGAGCAGTGGTCCCAGCGGCGCACCGCGGACGGTTGGCGTGACAGCCACGTGCCCGCGAGGGCACCGGGTAGGGGCTCCGGTGGGGGTTCGGGCGGGCGGCCACCCACTGGGCCGCTGCGCGGGGCACCGGCCGGGGACGACGGACCGCTCGGAGAGCGCATCCTCATGCCAGGTGCCGAGCGGGCGGGCGTCGTGTACCGACCAGACGGGCTGCTCGTTGCGCAGCACGAGCTGGATACGGCGAACCGCCTGGCTGCGGTCGGCCTGGACATCACGTTCAATCCACTCGACTTCACACGCGGCGCCCGGAACCCGGACGTCACCATTGGCGGGTTCGCCTGGGAGATCAAGAGCCCGCAGGGCGCGGGACGGCACACGATCTCACGGCAGCTCGCTCGAGGACGACACCAGGCCGATCGGCTGATCCTCGACACCGCCCGCACGCCACTGGCCGATCCTGACATTCTCGACGAGCTTCGGCGTCGACTCATCGGACAGCGTTCGTTCCTCGAGGCGATCCACGTCGCGAAAGACGGGACCGTGACATGGCTGACCCACCGCGGTACAGTGTGAGGAGAAGGCGGCAGGCAGTGCACCACTCATTCGCACAGC